GGCTTTCCCGAAGGCCTTTTCAATAGCCGTAAGCTGGCGCCCCTTAATATCTTCCAGCCCGGAAAGGTCAACCCCCTTGAAAATCTCGCCCTCAAAATCGTAGGGCTTCGCAAAACTGATATTCAGATAATTTTCCTCGTCCGCCACCGCATCAGCCGGAAGAAGCCTGTTGGCTTCCTCTTCCGTGACCGTTGCAACCGGTATATCCCCAATCTCTCCTGGCACAAAATCTTCTCTGTTTGTTTCTGTGTAGTTATCCATCTTTTAATCCTCTCTTTTCTTATATCTGTGATCTGACTTTCTGAAGACGATCAACGCCGTACAGTTTCCATATCATGTTAAATTTATCCAGCTCAAGTACATTCTGGCCGCCTATGGTAATCTTTACATAGGTTAATTCCCGGACAATCTTTGGCTCGCCCTTTCCGCCCCTTTTCAGCTTTCCTAATTCAAATGATTTCACCCTTCCCTTTGTAGTTACTGAAATTCCCTGAAAATCATTTGTCTGTGTCGCCGTGTTCAGGATCTGCATAGATCCCCGGTATGTTACCATTCCTGTCTGCGCCAGGAAATGGAAATATTCTTCACCTATGTTCTGGAAAGATGTTTCTGATTCCAGAGAACCAAAACACCCTTCTACGGCTTCTTCAACATCTCCGGCGATTCCGGCACCCTCCAGTGTTTCCGTTAAATACTCGAAATTTGGAAGCGTCGTTTCAGACGAAACACCTACATACTTATGTCCGGACGCATATGTGTTGAAATTGTTTAACAGTGTAGGAATTTTATAGCCGTTCATCATTCAGCACCCCCTTCTAATGAAGCCTGTGTGATTGTCGGATCGAATTCAAACACATTTTCAATATATTCTGCCGGCGCATAGCCGCCGATCTTTGTATGGAATTTAATGTGTCCGTTCAAGATTTCCGCAATCGGGTTTTCTTCATGATCGAAAATGATTTCTCCACCGGCGATATCATTCGAGCCCTGTAATCCGTTCAACTGCATGTTAAAACCGGAAACAACTTCATCAATCAGGCGATAATCTGTCAAATCATCTACATTCTTGAAAAAAGTCAATTTGAAATTGTTTTCGATGTAGTCAAAAATGGTTACAATGTTGATCCATCGGTCAATAGGATCTCTGGACGACGGATAAGCCGCCGTATTATTCCCCCAGCATTTCCAGCCATTGACATTAATCGCCGTCACGACGCCGCAGGCGTTCATATAATCGTTTGCTTCATCCATTTCCGGTAGAACCTCTTCGCCATCAGCCGTATAAAGCCCCATAATTTTAATATCTTTATTCGACGGGGAAAGAGAAGGAACACCGCCGTTATTCCCGGCTATATATTCCAAATGCGCCGCAAGCTGCGCGGAATAATAGTATTTGTAATCACCAACCCCTACAAGCGGCCACGCCGCGATCATGTTCCGATCAGAATAGGCGTTTTTGTCTTTGTATTCCATGACCTTTTCCATTGAATCCGCTTTCCCGTCGGATGTGTCAAGATCGACAACCGCCTTCGCCGTGAAAAGGCTTGAAATAAGCTGTGATTTTGCCGTAAGCGCAAGCGCGACGGCCGGAATATGCGACCAGCCGGGCGCCAGAAGCAGGGACGGAACAACTCCGAATTTCGGATAAACACGGCCGATCAATTCCATTCCGGTTTTCTTTTTGGTTGTCACATCATAGGAACCAATTACATCCTGATAAGTAACCATAGACGGATCTAATTGTGCATACGTTACTTTTAATTCTTTTTCATTCTTTGCAGCCCCGCCGCTGATTACGGCAATAGAAACACTGCCATCGGAATTAAAGGCTGCCACATAATCTTCCTCCGGTTTAAACTCTGTCGGTTCGTCCGCCGTGGAGGATACGGAAAGTTTATCCAGAAGAATCCCCTGCTCTGAAATAGTTATCTTTCCGCCTGTAACGGAATAGATTTTTGACAATTCCGCTTTGACATGTTTATTCGGATCCAGTACGTTTATCATGATGATAGGCGCAACCCCAAAAATATCAAAAGTTGCATACATGGACTGGCACAAGCTATAATTTTTGAAATCCTCGCTGTACCCCAGTCCAGCGATCGCTGCTGCCTTATTGTAGAATACAAAAGGCTTGTTTACGGTATCATACGGATCCACTGCCAGATTCACCGGCGCCGTTCCGATTACGCATTGTAAACACCCGTCGGACGTAATAGGAATTGACAACTGCGTGGCCTGTCTGCTCGTACCGAGACCATGCTTGTAATTAGACATATCTTTCTACACTCCTTCCGTAATTTTCTTAATTTCCGCTTCAGACAATTCAGAAACGCGATCATACGCTACGGCAATAGCTGAGCCTTCCTCATTGGAAAGTCTGATTGTATCCGCAAGTTCCGAAACGGGAACCATCAGATTTTTTACAATAGGCTTCGCCGCTGCCAGCTTTTCCAGCCTGGCCGGAAGCCCGCCGCTGAACACGGAGCCATGTTTTACCACTCCCCGGATTGACGGCCCTATATACATGTTGTTAGTCATACTCTGTTTCCTCCAATTCTGGCGCTTCCACCGTCCATACAGTAGACATACCGCCCAGAAATTTGGGCCAGGTGTCCTCTTCCTGAAATTTTTTTACAAGTGGAAAGTTCAAGCGATAACGGTTGTTTATTAACGGCTTCTTCATGAAATACATTGTCAAACGATTCATAACCTCCGCTACATCGAAATGTCCCTGGTTATTTGGATTTCGGTCAATAATCCCTACCAAAAAATGAACCATAATGAGATTATCCGCTTCTTCATTCTTAATTTCTTCTTCATCCAGGCATATCAGAACATAAGGAAAATGATTGTCATCATTTTTTGCTCTTTTTGCCGGAAGATTTTGAGGATAGACATTAAAATGTATCTGTTCCCCGCTGTTATTGACAGATGTATAACCTTTCAAAACATCCTTTACTTCCTCGACCAGCATTCTTTGCAAATGGACATCCGTCTGCATCATTATCATCCTTTCTGTAAAATATATTGAATCTGGTGGTCAAGCCGTTTTTGAAGCGTCTCACTTGCTGATTCTTTAATCTGCTCCATAACTTCATCGTTTTTCATCATAGACGGGGCAGACGGGCCATAAAGCTCTTTTAACGGGAGACTCTCCCCTCTTTTTGAAACTCTTTCCATAACCGCTTTATGGCCGGATTTCATAACGGCAATAAAAGCCTTTGGGTCTCCGTTAAGTTTCCTTTCCCCTGTTTCCTTTTTTACGTCTGCTTTATATACAGGCGGCTTATACCCTTTGCCCCCTTTTAAACGCCGCGCTCTGCTTGTAGGATTAACCTTAAATTTTGTCAGCGCAATCGGAGCGCCCTTTGATTTCAGGGCAGCCCATAATTTCTTGCTATTAGCTTTTGAAATGCTTAAAGTTGGAAGAATATCTTTATTGGGGCGGATATTATACCGTGCTGCGATTGCATCTTTAGTTTCTTTCCTGGCTTTTGAAACTGCCTCATTGATTGCCCTGTAAAGTGCGATGGGAGCTTTTGCCTGCAGCTTTCCAAGCTTTTTTCTGATTTCAGCAAGTTCTTCCTCATTAATTTCAATTCTGGTATCAATCACCCTTCATCCCCCCTTAGAATAATGGTATCCCCGCCGGTATCGGAAAGCACATTATCGACCGGATACGTCACGCCGTCAAACTCCATAACCTGGCCGATCACTGGTTCGTAATCCAGATATTCTCTTTGTACGAAAAACATAATGTTATCCGTGAAGATCCCATCTGAATACGCCGTTTTTCCAAGATTTAATTGTAAAAGTGTTTCGTTATCCACAACAACGGGGATTTCCTTTCCCTCAACTCTGTGCAGTTCCGCAAATTCCTCCAGGTTAAAAAAGGTGTCGTGAAAATCCTTCTCCAACTGTTCTTTGAATGTCCGCATTATTCCTCACCCTGGCCTTCTCTGATTTCCTGGTCTTCTTTCTGGCCGTCTTCCCCTTCGCCCTCTTCCTTGCCGATCTGTTCTTCCTGGTAATTGATAACTTCTTCCTGAAGAACTTTCAGCGACTTTCCGTTCCAGTCCCCAAGATCAAGCCCGATTGAACTTGCGTAAGCGGCAACATCTTTTTTTGCGCGGAGCCGCTGAATTTCTTCCGCGCTCTTAATACCGCCGGGATTTACTTCGTCGAAGCCCTCGAAATTGTCTTCGCTGTCGTCTTCGTCATAGACGACCGCCGGAACCTCTGCCAGTTCAACGAACTTCTTTTCTTTCAGAAAGGCAAGGTCTGACTCCGAAATGCCAGCCGGAAGAATGGAACCGGGCGGAAATTCTTTCCCCTTTGTTCTTACGGTTACTTTTATTCTATATGCTGCCAAAATTACTCACTCCTTTTCACATAAATAACCGCCCACGACGCCACATCAAACGGGCGCGGAAGCGGTCTTGAAGTCAAACGAAGTTTTTCCACTTCGTCGTTTTCATCAGCCCATAACTTCGGAACAAGTTTTCCTTCGTAACTCTGCCACTTTTTGTCTTCCATCTGCGTTACAAGGCCATACTCGATCCGTCCCTCCCCGTTTGAATGTCCTAAAAGCACGGTTCCGGCCGGAATCATCGCTTCGTCTTCGCCTTCATCATTCAGGAACCATTCATCATAGGTATAAATATCAAGATCCAGTTCCGCGATTCTCCCGTAAAACGTCAACGCGTCGTCAACAACGCGCGGCTCGATCACGACGTTTTTATATTTCAGAAGGTTAATAGCCTTTTCGATGAACGGATTCGTGATAAAATCTTCGATCACGTCAGAAGAAAAAATTGCAATATCCGGCGCTCTCCCGGTGTCCTTAATTATTTTCTTCCGAAGCCAGTGAAGAAGAATCAGGGGATCCACCGTCGCAAGCGACCACTGTTCATCAGCCCCCAGCACGACGATATTATCGAAGCCGAAATCAATCTGAACATCAACGCCGTTATCTTCGTCCACAACGTCGATTTTTCCTTCAAAAAGAATCTGCCGGCACATCCACTCTTTTCTTCTGGCGATCGATTCTTCCAGATCAGTCATATCTTTCGCCAGAAGTTCGTTTTCGCGCTCCGCCGGTGTCCTCTGCGAATAGATATTTTCACCGATTGCACGTTTTGAAATATCATCAATCGTCAGAACTCTTTCCGGCGCGATTTTCGGTGTGGTGAACAGGTTTGTCTGGAATCCCTGGCGCGTGATAACCTTTCCGCCCTTCCTGGGGCTTACAAAAGGCGCCATGATTCTTTTTCCCTTCCTGACGTCAAATTCGACCTTTTCGGTCAAGTGGGTTTTATCCTCAGGGAAAAAAGTTTTCTGTAAAAACGTTCTGACGGGCGGCGTCTGATCGATCGCTTCCATCATTTCGCGTGTTGTGTAATCAGGCATTTTTTTATCCCCCTTTATTCATATTTCTGGACGTCGCGAAGGAACAAGGAAACGTCCTTCATATCGTCTTCGTAGCTGTCAACGGATGCTCCCTCTCCGGCCACAATCACCTCGGCCCGGTTGAACACGCCCGTCTGGTAGCATACGGCTGGAATGTTGTCGGCTGCAGCGTCGCTTCCGGTGTCAGTGTCGTCCGTAAGGATTCCGAATATTTTCCCTCCAATATCGGCTGTACCGGCAATATATCCGGCTTTTTCCGCCCTGACAATCAGGGAACCGCGTTTCAAAACGCCCTGACCGGCTTTCAGTCCGATTCCTGCTTTCAGGATCGGGAAATCATCGGAAACAATCAAGGAATCCGGCGTAAATTCGCTGATCTGCTTAAACATATTCATTATTTTTCTCCCCTTCTTCTGTCTTTCCCCAGGAAATCCGCAAGGCTGTTGACCTTCGTTTCGCTTTCCGCTTTCTTGTCGTCTTCTTCGCTGGTTCCGGCGTTCGGCGTGCTGCCAACGAAAGACGCGCCGGAATCTGCCAGATCAGCGACTATATTGTTCAAGGTCTGCAGTCCGGCTTTGTTATTTGCCTTCATTTGGGCCAACGCAAGATCAGCGGCGGAAATCGGTTCATCGTACTTCGCTTTGTTCAGCACATCATCAGGAATCCCGGACGCGATTTCGTCAATCGCTTTCAGACGGCTCCGTTCAGCGTTTACTGCTTCCGTTACGATCTGATTCACGAATTCAGGATAAACGCTTTTTAAATGTGCGGCGTCAGTAATAACCGGCACCGTGCTTTTAGTTGATTCTTCACCCATGATATTACTTCCTTTCTGTATGTTTTTATTTAAAAAAGTCCATTTATCTTTCGGTAGCGTTATCGAAAGATCCTGAACCTTTTTCCGAATGTTATCCGGGACGACGGTTTCCAGGTAGTTTTTAAAGCTGCACGGAACGCCGTTCACGCTGAATCGGTTTAAAAAGGCGTTGTCCTGGAATCCTGTTTCAATCATTTCATCGCAGAAACCGGCGTCAACTGCCTCCTGGCCCACATACCACGATTCGACATTCATAATTTGATTGATTTCTTCTTCCGTCTTGTCAAGTCGTTCCATGTAGGCGGTTGCTATGCTCTTTTTAACCCGTTCCGTCACGTCTGCCAGTTTCAAAAGGTCTTCCGACGTGTAGGAACCTCTCAAGGTAATAGACGGATTGTGCACCATCAGAATCGCATTTTTGGCGATCCTCCGCTTATCGCAGGCCATAAGAATAATCGTCGCGGCACTGGCGCAAATACCGATAATTGTTCCGGTAATCGTCGCCTTATTCAGAATCAGCGCGTTATATATTGCATTTGCGGCGAATACGTCGCCGCCGGGCGACTGAATAACAACATTGATATTCTTTTTATCTCCCAGCGCATTAAGATCGGCGATAAAGTCGCGGTATGTGACAGAATCATCGTCCCACCAACTGTCTTCACTGGATATTTCGCCGAAAAGCTGTAATTCCGCGCTTTCGTCGTCCTTGTTTATGAAGTTCCAGAATTTATTGATCTTCGGATTCTTCTTCGCCGTCGCCGGCGTCGTCTGATTCAGGATTCTTGCTTTCTTCGTCTTCATCGGTTGTTTCACTCTCCTTCTGGTTTTTATTTTCTTCGCCGGCTCCAGGCGGCGCGAAGGCCGATACAAAGCCGGCTTCTTTCATTAGCTGGTTTTCTCTGGCAAGCTGGGCGATATTCGCGTCAAAATCTGTTCCCGTCATTTCGATAGATTCACGCTGGCGTGTGGATACGCCGATTGCAATTCTCTTTTCTGCCGCCGTTGCTTCCTTTACCGGATCGATCATTCCGGGTGCCGGGCCGTTCCACTGGGCGCGGCAATAAGCTTTTTTGATTGCCGGATCCAGAAAGAAGCCGGGCGCCTTGATTCTCCCGCTTGAGACCGCTTCCGTCAGGAATATTTCATAAACCGGTTGACAGAAATCTGCTGCCAACCACTTTCTTTTCATTCTGAACGCCTTCCAGGCCTCCAGAAGTGCCGCCCTTGAAGCCGAATAACTGGAATGGAAGTTTTTTATCAGTAATTCGACCGGTATTTCCAGCGCGGCGCCTATATACTTAGCAAGCGACGTCGTGAAGGCGTCAAAATTAGTCGAAGGTCGTTTCGCGTCCGCAATATCAATTTTTTCGCCCGGCCTTAACATGTTTACCATGCCAGGCCCCAGTTCATAATTGATTTCATCACCGGATACGCGGTCTTCGTCGTCTACAACTCCTGTAAACCCCATTTCAGACGCGCCGCTGTCGGATATTATAAACACGGTAAAAAATCCGTTGATAACTGCCGCCATCATTTCGGCTTCGCTGTATCTGGTAAGCTGTTTTAACGATTCAATCACCGGCGCCAGATACGGAACACCCCTGTATTGTTCCGCGCGCTCTGTTTCAAAAATCATTAAAACATTAGGCGTTCCCGTTCGATCTCCGAAGGCTTTCACCCTCTCCCACTTTTTCGCCGCCCGAAGCTGACTGTTCGGGTACGTTGAACATATATGATAGGCTACAACCCGGCCGGTGTCCGTCACTTCGACACCGTTAAAAATCCGGTTCCCCGTCGTGCTTTCCGTCGCGTATAGATTGACGGCCGTTCCGGTTGAATGCGGCGTTGATACGCGGTCCGATTCTATCAGGTGGACGCGCAAACCGTAGGGAAACACCGGTGTCGGCTTCTCATATTCCAGAAGGACGCAGGCGTCGCCGTTCATCAGCCAGGACAGACAAGCAACTTGCTGGATTTCGTAAAAATCATTTACGCGCGTTGAATCACAGAATTTCGATTCCGCCCACAATTCAAATTCACGTTCCGTGTTGTGCTGCCATTCCGCCGCTGCTTCTGGCGACATTTTAAGGAATGCGGCGTCGATTGTGCTTTTCAGCTTTAGCCCTTCGCCGACTATATTGGTCCGGTTAGTTTTGATTGCGGAAACTGCCAGCGGCGCCGACATATAAAGACTTCGGGAACGCTGGCGAAGAATCGGAATATTCCGGTCAATGTATTCTTGCGGCGACTTGCTGGACGCCATCCAGCCGCGCATTGAATTTTTATTCCGTGCGGCTCCGCTTTCATCGTAGCCGGAATTTTTAAACGACCGCATCATATTTAGTTTTATTCGGTCTTTTTCCCGCCGCAAAGCGGCGGAAGGATTGACAGCTTCGACAAGTTTATCAATAATATTCAACTTTAATCACCGTCCTTTCATCAAATATCACGCGGAAGGAAGCGGAAAGCTTTATTTTTGCCGCCGGTATTTTCCAGCGCTTCGATCTGCCCCTCCAGATCCTTAATTGCCGCGCGTATAGTTGACAAATCCGCCCGTTTTAGGCTCTTTGTGCCGATTGTGTATTCCTGATTCAGCAATACGGCTTCTTCGGCTTCGTAGTACATGGAAAGCCGTTTTTTGTACCTTTCCAGGCGCTCTTTTTGCAATTTTCCCATATTTCACCACCTTATAGTCGAAGGCCGCGGCTTACCGCCCCGGCCCTTTTCTTTTTTCCGGCCTTTGCCGGTGATTTTTTCATGTAATTGATTCCAGCTTTGACTTTTACTTCCAATACGTCAAAGTTTGGGCGAAGAATTTCCGCCGCGGCCGTCGAATAGTTCCGAAGATCCAGCGGTTCATTCCTGGTTCCAGACTTCTTTTTCCACTTAATCACAGGCCGCCCGTCCTTCATTTCAACGACGCGCTGTTCACTGTTTAGCCCTTTGATATAGGTTTCGTTGAATCCTAATTCCGCATTGATTGGAAAATGGCAGTATCCTGGCCCTTTTTCTCCGATTTTTAATCGTGTCATAAGAATTTCTTTTCCTGAATCCACGCCCAGGATAAAGATTTTTACTTTGTATTGATTGTTTTGTGAAATCTTATGAAGTAAAGGAATACCAGGGCCGCCCATGCCCTTTATTCCATATATCTTTTTATTCTTTGCTTCCATTTTTTTCAGCCACTTATAACATTCCGTCGTATAGTGGCCGCCGGTATCTATGCAAGTACACGCAATAAGAAGGCCGGAACCGGACGCGAAAAATAATTCCCGATCAAGATATTCTTCCAGTTTGTCCCAGGTTCCGTCTTTTTCCATATCTCCCAAAATCTTATCGTACCGGATTCCCCATGATTCATAGCCGCGCCCCCAGCCCGTTATTTCTATCTCGAAGCGATCGTCCTGAACATCGACGCCGGCCGTCAGAAGAAGAACGCCGTCGGGAATCTCTGCTTCGTATTTTTCGCGGCGGCCCAGTAACGAACTATCGTCGGCGCTGGCGCCGCGGTCTTCCCACGTTTCGCCCAGTGTGGTATTGATCCACGTCTTCATTTTGTTAATGTCGCCGTTTACCTTTAGCTCATGCTGAGCTTTTTTAAATTCCCGAATAATTTCTTCCCAGTGTTTCCAGGGCGAGGTTAATTCGTTTAAGTGAAACGACCTTTTCCGGCGGCGCTCCGGGTATTTTGCAATATATTTTCCGTTTTCAATCTGCTGTTTCCAGTCAATTTCTGGAATATGTTCGCCGCAAAACTTACATTCCATAGTCACATCAGAAAAGCGGATTCGCGGCCACTCGAACGGCTGGTATTTTCCGCAGCAAGGACAAGGGACGCACCATTCTTCTTGTGTTCCCGATTCAAATTCTTTTTCGACCTGACTTAAACCTTTGATTGTCGGCGTTGATACTTTGATTTTCTTCCGGTTCCAGAAGGCCGTTGTTCTTTTTTCAACCAGACTGATCGGATCTCCTTCGCTTCCAGCACTTGCCGGATAGCGGTCTATCTCGTCCATCAGTACGATTCGGACGGGCCTGGACGCCAGGCTTGACGGAGAATTCGCGCCGGCGATCGTCACATGACCGCCTGGGAATGTTTTATGTAAAATCGTATTCCCGGAAGTGCGCGACTTTACATCGCGGACTTTTCCGTTCAACGTCGGCGTGTCGCGGATCATAGGTGCCAGGCGGTCTTTTGAAAAGTCTTCCGCCATAGGCTTTAGTGTCGGTTGAACTACCAACATAGGCGCTGGATCATAAGCGATAAAATATCCGATGATATTTAAAATAAGTTCGGTCTTTCCTACCTGGGCCGAACTCATAATCACAACTTCTTCACATTCTGGATCATTTATCGCATCCATGATTTCTCGTTGATAAGGCGCTCTGTCCGTGTTCCACTGTCCAGGCTCCGCCGATGATTCAGCGGATAATCTGCGGTAACGATCCGCCCATTGACTGACTGTTAAAATCGGCGGCGGCGCGACTACCTTCGCAATCTCCCGAAATAGTTTTATAGTTTTGTAGTCAACACTTAAATCTTTATGACGTTTTTTTACAACGACGGTATCCGGGGAAACAAGCGGCGATTCTTCAACCACTATTTTTTTATTCCTCATAGTCTTCTTCTCCTTCTACATATTCGTCAGAATAAAGCTCCTTCGGATCATAGTCTTTCAATTCGTTCAACACTTCGGCGACTTCTTTTGTCAGACGGTCTTTAATATATCCGGCGTCACGGTCTTCCAGAATCGGCGCCGCTTTTGACGGAATGTTCATCACCCTAGTTTTAAAGGCGGCCAGCATATCAGACATAACCCGTTCGACGTCTTCCGCTTTGTGAAGTTCTCCCTTCATGGTCTGAAGCTTCAATTCTGAAATGTGGCGCTTCACTCTTTCGTGAAGAGCTTTTTCTTCGTCAATGTCAATTTCCCCGTCCGGGCTGTCTATTGCGGCGCCTTCGGCGGCCAGCTTCAAAGACAGAATATAGTTCTTTAATGATTCCACAAGGTTATAGCGGCCCTTTGCTGCTCTGACAATAATACCTTCTTCCGCCATCTGACGGACGCGGCGATCTGACACTCCAAAAATTCCGCTCAGGACGGCGGCGGAAACGGTCAGACTGTCAATGTCCGTAACCTTCGTTGAATCTGTGTATGATTTTGCCATGATTTCACTTCCTTTCTTTCCGGAAAAGCGGAAACGGAAACTTTCAAATTTTTTTCTTTGTAGCTGGCCCTATTTTGGGCTCAGCGACCCGCAACAGAATTTTTACCGTCCGGAAGAACCTAGCGCCGGCACGGCATCTTTCTGGAGCTCTCTAATTGCCCTGGCGGACTTCTCTTCGCTCTCCTTCTCTTGACATATCTTGTAATTGTGTCAAGTGGTGTCGTGACTGTTTTCTTTCAATTAAGTGCGGACTAAAACGTTATACACCATTTGTCATAGGCTCATTGTGTCAAGTACAAGGCATAAGAAGACAACGACTTCCCATTCTTACGTCCGTGTGTCACGCATACATACACGCAAAAGACAAGGCTATTTGTGGCCGTTCTTCTTGAAGGATAGTCCACGAATAGCCTTGTCTTTGTTGTCCTGGTTGATACCAATATAACGAAGCGTGACAGATATATCAGAATGATTCAATATTTCCTTGATTGTCACAGCGTCGTGTGTCTGCTGGTACATGTGATAACCGAACGTCTTCCGTAGTGTGTGCGTTCCTATGGAATCCAGCCCAAAAGCGGCGGCCGCCTGACTTAGTATGTTATAGGCTTGTTGTCTGGTTATAGGTTTATTCGGGAAATTGGGGGACTTGAATAAATATTCGTAATCCTTTTTTCCGCGAATAAATTCCTGGATTATAGGTTTTAGTTCGGAATTTATCGGGAAGCGTTTTTCCTTTCCTGTTTTTTCTTCCCGTATATATACGGCGTCTTTTTCCTTTACGTCCCGGACGCGGAATTTCAGGATGTCCGAAATGCGAAGGCCCGTGTATATGCCGAACATGAACATTAAATAATCGCGCTCATTCCTTGCTTTCAGGAAATCCGCAACATCCATCACAAGAGCTATATCCCGGATCGGTTCGACTGTATTCATCAGACACCCCCTTTCTTCGTCTCCGTCTGAATCGTCGTCTGTTAGATTCCCTATCATCTGCGGAAAGCGCTTTGTTATTTCGGTGAACAGAATACAACACAAAAACCATCGGATTCACCGATGGCTCTGTAGAAAAACATATATGGGTTCTGCAACCTTCTTACTACTGCTGATACATTGGAGGAAGATGTTTCGCTCCGCCTTCTAAATCAATTCTATTATAAAACGGTATTTCCGGTATAAACGGTATTTTTTATTTAATTTTGTATTTTGTCAGATATTTATCTCGAATATATTTTCTCGGATAATCCTCATTTCCTCCATATCCTGTTTTCTCTGCAATTCTCGTCCAGTTCATACCCTCTATGTACCGCATCCGGAAAACACAGCGCGTTTGACCATCCTGGATTTCCATAATCCATTTCTCTACTGCTGCCACCTGCGCCATTCTCAGCTTCAGAACTCTCTTTCGGTGTTCGTACAGATCCCAATCAAAACCAGTCACACTTTCCGGATGTGGATATCCAGTCCTACAATCAAGTATAGTGCTGTTCCCGATTCCGGCATCCGTTGTCACCATCTCATACAGCTCTTCCCGGAGAAATGGGATCTCTTTTTTATATTTCCGATAGTTATCCAGAAGCTTTTTTGTAATCTTAACCTGCATAGACTCAACTCCTCCTTATACGGCCTGCTGCCAGCAATGATTCCTATTCTGTCCCTCCCCCCGGCGGGGCGGGGAATTGGTGACACATTTCTTTGGTTTTACTGTCTAATTAACCTCATTCCATCTCCTTACCGCATCGTCCTTGTTATTTGATAGGGAGTGGTAGAATTTCCAATCACATCCGTCTGCCCTGTCCGGGTTATTGCATCTTACAGCACACTTCAATCCGCCGCCACCCCAAACCTCCAATACTGGTTTTATTCCGCATCGCTTACATACTTTCATCTTCATTTTTCCTGTTCCACTCATCCACCTTCGGACATCCGCTCGGCCTCGCTCCCGCCAGCGTTGACGTCAGCACCGTCCCCTTGCAGGCTGGATGCCGGCAGAACCAGGAGCTGTCGTATTCGCAGCGAGTTCCATCTGTTCCTTTGCAGAATGGTTTGATATTCAGGATTATCCCTCCTGTTCCGGAATCATTACCAGCTCTGCCAAGGGATGTATGCAATAAAAACTCGGTACCTGATTTGTCTCCTTTAGCCACTCTCTAAATGCCTTATCAATTTTTTTCTGCAGTTTGTCAACATCTCTATAGCCTTTCCGATCGAACTTCGGCCAGTCTTCCGCAGCCTCACCGACTATCTCATAAGCATCTTCGCTCACCTGATCTAGTAAATTACTTGCGCTTAAATACGGAATATAGTCTTCGCAAATTCCTATGGCAATCTTTTCTCCTGGTCTTTTCCCCTCGTTTATAGCGTCTTTTATGCATTCCTCTACAGATGCAAATTTCCCATGATACCAAATTTCATCTGTCTCGTTTTCTGTCCATGAATATTCTGCATCTCCACCAGCTTCTGAAATGTTTCAATTAACGCCTGCATATTCTGTCCCATAATCTGGCCAGCCTGTTTGTATTTCTTCTCAACATGGATAAAGTATCGGCGCACCTGCTTGCCTTTACTGTTGCGTTCCAGCATGGCCATTTCTTTGGCGATATCAAGTTTAATGATGTATTCTTTTGCCTGACCCCCGTTTACTAAATTTTTAGTAAACGTTTCAAACTCCTCATTTTCCACGGCATCACAGTCTTTTAAACGATTTTTAACCCAATCATTAAAACGGCTTTTTGCACCTAACACTGCATGAAGTTCCGTTCCGTATACAACTTTTTCGCCATTGTCAGTTTCATACACTGGAACCAGGCCATTCTCTATAACATTTAAATCCATCATACCACGACACCACCTTTAATTTTTATAACGTTTGTTACTTTTAAGCAAGATTGAATATCTAAAATTTAGCCACGCAATAGATAACATAACTGCTTTCTATTCTGTCATTCTTCTTCCGGAGTTTTGCCCTGTAATACAAACTCCGGAAAATCCTGAAGGGTCATTT